CTCCCCAATATACTGCGCTTCCGTTTGAAAGCAGCGCTTGACCAGCGGATCCAATATATCCGTTAGCAATAATACCTTTTACAGAAACATTATTAAATAAGTGAATTGTATCTTTAGACATTCGATAGCGCTACCATTACGGTGTTTGATATATTGCTTGACATGTATGCAAACTCATATGGAATTGAAGCAAAAACTGCATTTGCAATATATTTATTGAAAGTTTCTGATGCCGTGATGATAGAATTTCCGTTTCGACTTATACTTATTCCGTCTGCGTTATAATTCAATACAATTTTATTTGTTACCTGTTGAGAACCACAGTTAGTGGTATTAACGAATATATTATTTGAAGAATCGACATAGATTCTATTATTTGCGTTGTTTGAATTTAAACTGAGGATGGTATTTCCGGCAGCAACTGCATCCCACTTGATATAGATAGCACCTTCGTCTTGGTTGTATGTATGGAATGGTACATATTCTTTTAATTCGATATTTTTCACAAAAAGCCGGTTATTGATATCACCAAAGCCAAATGATACATGAGCACTATTTGAGGTTGGTGAAAACACAATAGAGAATGCATTGTCTGAAGTATTTGCAATATAACCGCCGTAGTCATTATCTCCAAAACGCGTGCCAATTTCAATTCGGGACGGGCCCGTATCCCTATCTTCTAGAGTGTGCGAATAGTTTTGATCTGTTGTATAATAAGCATTTCCAGTTAAAATATATCTTTTGCCTGGAGATACAGCAATTTCTTGAGTCTGGCAATTATCTTTTTGACCGGATGAGATTGCAACCTGATAGTCACCATCAATCGTACGAATAGATCCGTTTGCTGCAGTCCATTCACTCAGAATATTTGACTTAGTCTTGATCGGACCCATTACACCAGATGTGATATATGCATTTGCGTATGCGAATACATTATTATTTGATTGGCGAATAGTAATATTATTTGCGCTATTAAAATAGATACCAAGACCTTCTTCAGTCTGAATGTTTCTTCCACTCAGTGTATTCTCTGAATACAGGTTACAGAGTGTAGCCAACCTTTCGATGCTAAACGTAGTTGGTATCACAGTAGGTGTGACATTAACGGTGCCACTGTTATTTGCAATCGATACTACAAACTCGAGTGGAGTAATTCCAGTCTGTGCCAGAGCAGTTTGTTGTTCAGAGGCTTGGATTCCGTTGTGACTGACATCCACCAGAGAATACCACGTGGTGTTTCCTGCAGTTACATGGACTTTATAGTTGATAACCTTCTCTGTCGGCAGATCGAATGTATCGATTGCCTGAGAAGAAGTATTTGTAGATGTGTATACTACGTTTGCCATGTTATGCTACCCAAGTTGTGGTGATATTACGTAGAGTTGTATTGTTGACTGTTACGGAATCTTTAACAGTGTATATAATCAATGCGAATCCAGCGCTACCTTCACCGCCTTTAGCAAGAGTTGTACCTGTAGTTGTCGCGTTTCCGCCACTACCACCACCGCCACCACCGAAAGAACCATTACCACCTGCACCGGTGGTTGAACCGCCGGCACTATGACCTCCTCCGCCTCCGCCACCACCACCAGGACCAGTGTGCGCACCAGGTAGAGCAGCAGTACCGTTTTCAAAATCTACAGGAATAGCATTGGTAAACGATGCGTTTCCGCCACTACCTGCGGTTGAGTTGTTTGGAGTAGATCTTCCTCCACCTCCACCTCCACCTCCGCCGGCAGTAGGAAAGGTGCCTGGCGCGTTGCTTCCATTGGTTTGAGAAGCACCACCTGCACCGCCGCTTATTGCAGCTGCATTCTGATTAAACGGACCCGCGGTTCCAATACCACCATTTCCGCCTGGACCCTGGGTTGTACTAGGAGAGTTAATCCCGACACCACCGCTTCCAGCACCACCGCCGCCGCCGGCAGTAGAAGTAGCAGGAGAGCTGCCTCCAGCAAATCCATTACCGAACAATCCTGCAGCACCACCGCCACCACCTCCACCGGCGCCGTTAAGGTTTCCGCCGTTTCCGCCGTTACCACCTGCAAAAGTTGTTTGTCCAATTGCTCCAGTGGTAGAACCTCCTGCACCGCCGAAGGTTGTACCGGTACTTGCTCCACCATTTGCCAAAGCTCCATCTGTGGCTGTTGTGGGAGCGCTGTTTGTAGACTTATTTACCCATGTGTTGCCTCCGGCGGTACCTGAAGCGGCACCCGCTGTGGTGAGCGCGGCCGGAGCGCCGGTACCTGCAGCACCGACAAACCACCATATAGTCTGTCCTGCAGTACATGTAATATTAGAATGTGACCAACCGCCACCACCACCGCCACCACCGGAGGCTTGCGCTCTGCCGCCTCCACCACCGCCGCCTACACAAATTACTTTGACCGGTTGACTCACGTCACAATCAGATGGAAGGGTCCAAGATTGTATCGAGTTTGTTGGAGATGTAAACAAATATGTTTTAGTAGGCATCTATTTCACCATTAAGCGAAGGTACCAGCGTTCGTAGAAATCTTTCTTACTGAATAATAACTGCCTGCTCTCGGAGTAGCAGTACCAGCAGATTGAGTTAATCTCAGACGAAGGTTAGTAGCCGCGTTTGTCCATACGTGAAGTTTAAAGTGATAGTGATGGTTTACAGCAGTTGTAAGAGAAGCCGTAGCAGCATGAGCCATGGCTGTTGCGGTCTGCTGCGCAGCGATACCACCAATAGGAGCAGCAGTCGTGATTGTTGTAGTAAAACCTGTAACCGCTGTACCGACATAATAACTACGCATCATCGAAGCTGCTGATGATGCAGTCCATGTTAGATCGAGCTGGCCTCTAGCTGAATAGATGATGTCGCCGGGAAGAAGTCGGTGATACCAGGACCGAACGCCGAGCTATCAGTAGTCAGACGATACTGGTGGAATACACCCATCTCACCGCGACCGGATGTGGTGTTTTCGGTAACGTAGATGGCGTTGCCGTCCATTTCAATCGCACCGATAACAGGAGTAGAAAGCAGTGATCCTGGAACCAAGTCGATCGGTGCTGTCGATGTTGTACCGGCCGTTGGCTGGATGAATCCCTGGATAGTCGTACCAGAAATAGTTCCGGCGTTTAGAATGTCTCCGCCGCTTCCTGTACCAATAACAAGGTTAGCAGAGTTGAAGGTCGCGACAGTTGAACCGGCAACTGCAACGGTAACAGATCCACCAGATGTGGCAATGTTAACGTTAGAAGTACCGTTGATAATACTTGTTCCAGATCCGCCACCGCCCGAGCCGGTAAATCCTGTTGGTCCTGGATCTCCTTGTGATCCCGTAAATCCAGTTGGTCCCGCGACAGTAGAGGCAGATCCAGTAAACCCAACGGAACCGGTGAAACCAGCAGATCCAGTAAAGCCTGCTGATCCTGTAAATCCAGTAGACCCGGTAAATCCTACAGAACCGGTGAAACCAGCAGATCCAGTAAAGCCTGCTGATCCGGTAAAGCCAACATCGCCCTGTGTGCCTTGGCTTCCAGTGAAACCAACATTACCTTGAGCACCCTGGCTTCCGGTGAAACCAATCTCTCCTTGTGGACCCTGCGCACCTTGAGATCCGGTAAAGCCGGTTGCACCCTGTGGTCCCTCTGGCCCAATTGTACCTTGAGATCCGGTAAAACCGGTCGGTCCTGTTGTACCCTGAGAACCAGTGAATCCAATATTACCCTGTGGTCCGACTGGACCCTCAGAACCAGTAAATCCAGTTGGACCAGCAATGGTTGATGCAGATCCTGTAAAGCCTGCAGAACCAGTGAAACCAGTAGTTCCTTGTGGACCTTGGCTTCCGGTAAATCCAATTGGACCTTGGTCGCCTTGAGTACCTTGACTTCCAGTGAAGCCGACACTGCCTTGGGATCCGGTGAATCCAGTTGCACCCTGTGGTCCTTGAGCGCCTTCTGACCCGGTAAAGCCAACATTACCTTGTGGACCTTGTGCACCAACAGATCCGGTAAATCCTACAGAACCGGTGAAACCTACTGTACCCTGTGGCCCTTGAGCACCCTGGCTTCCGGTGAAACCGATCTCACCCTGGGTACCCTGGCTTCCGGTGAAACCGACATTGCCCTGCGGTCCTTGAGCGCCTACCGAACCAGTGAATCCAGTCGGTCCTTGAGCACCTATCGAGCCGGTGAAGCCGGTTGAACCAGTATCACCTTGCGATCCGGTGAATCCGGTTGCACCTTGAGGACCTGTTGCACCCTGACTTCCAGTAAAGCCAATCTCTCCTTGAGGGCCCTGTGCACCTTGTGACCCGGTAAATCCTACAGATCCAGTAAAACCTGTAGTTCCCTGTGTACCCTGAGATCCGGTAAATCCAATGTTACCTTGAGTGCCTTGAGAACCCGTGAAACCTATTGAACCAGTAAATCCGATGTTACCCTGTGTACCTTGACTTCCAGTGAAACCGGCATCGCCCTGCGCACCTTGAGAACCTGTGAAACCAATTGGTCCTTGAGAACCGGTAAATCCTATCGGACCTTGATCGCCGATAGAACCAGTAAATCCGATGTTACCCTGTGGTCCCTGCGAACCAGTAAATCCAATTGCGCCCTGTGGACCGGTAGCACCTTGTGATCCGGTGAAACCCGCAATTCCCTGTGGACCTTGTGCGCCTTCAGATCCAGTAAATCCAGTGGTACCTTGTGATCCGGTGAATCCAGTTGGTCCTTGAGCACCAACAGATCCAGTAAATCCTACGGATCCTTGTGAACCTGTAAATCCAGTAGCTCCTTGAGTTCCTGCAGATCCAGTGAATCCGGTTGTACCTTGTGATCCGGTGTATCCTACTTCGTTAATATTACCAGAACCAAGAATGGTTTGGCCATTAATAGTTTTGATATTAACGTTAGATACAAGTGTTGCTTGCTTAGAATCAAGGTTTGCTTGCAGGCCTGTGATAGCACCAATAGTGTGCGAATCAGCAGAGTCTCTTCCGGTAAGAGTTCCGTGGTCTGTTGCAGTAGCGGTTGACGCAGTTGCAGCAAGTTTACTTGTTACCTTACGAACTGCAGCAATAACAACCTTTGGTGTATTAGTAGTATAAGACGCACTTGTTTTCAGAACGATCTGATACATGAACACCTGTTCAGCAAAAGACAATCCATATTCTTGGAACTCTTCTGCATATGCATCGTCGATCGAGGCATGAGATGCTCGACCCATAACAAGTTTTACTGGATAGCGAATATCGTTCGTAGCGATCAGCCAGTATGTAATGTACTCGCCTTCGTTAGCATCAACGAGTGAACCACTTCCCGCAGTCACAGAGTTGTATCGAGCAAGCGAAGTTCCTGCTACCCACGGAACAGTATTTGCTGTGGTGTCAGTATAAGCCGTGCCGCTAAGATAAAGTACTTCAAGTGAAGCCGCGGTGTTTAGAACCTGCTGGAAGTCTGCAGACGGAGAAGCAGAGTGAGTAATTGTATGGATTAGATCTTCGTCAGCGATAACGAGTGGAGTACCGACACCGATACTAACATTGTTTGCATCGTTGAGTGTGTAAGATAATGTACCACCAGATCTCCAGACAGTACCAAGATTTAAGTGCTGTGCAGAGTGCCATGTGGTATCTCTTTCAAAGCCATGGCGTTCGTCACCAAGAATGATACCCTTGGCATCGGCAGCATTATAGTAAATGTAAGATACGATCGAATCGTCTTTGAAGTTTGGTACTGGACCGCCTTCGATCAGCGTATTCGATGTTGGATCGATCTTGATGAATCGAGCACCAGAGGTATTCGCGATTGTTACGGTCAGGTTTGCACTGATCGTGTGAAGATTACCATGGTGGTAGTATGTCCATGAAGAACCGGTAGGAGCGATCTTAAACTCTCGTGTTGCATCATTAAAGTACAACTGAGAAGCAGAACGACTTACAACACCATGAACGTCGCCGGTGAGTGTTGCAACGTCAATAGTTGTAGTGTACTGTGGGTGAGGATCTGCTGCTGCTTCGTGTGCTGCAATATTTGCTTCAGATCCAGTAAATCCGATCGGGCCTTGAGAGCCGGTAAAGCCTGCATCTCCCTTTGAGCCGGTGAAACCGGTAGATCCTACAAAGCCGGTTGTTCCTTGGTCACCTTGTGATCCTGTAAATCCAGTTATACCCTGCGCACCTTGAGATCCAGTAAAGCCGGCTGTTCCTTGGTCGCCCTTTGAGCCGGTGTAACCGATTACACCCTGTGGTCCTTGTGATCCGGTGAATCCTGTTGCCCCCTGTGGTCCAGTCGCTCCTTGGCTACCGGTGAAACCGGTTGGGCCTTGCGCGCCGTGGCTACCAGTAAATCCTATTGGGCCCTGATCACCTGTCGAGCCGACAAATCCGGTATTACCCTGCGATCCTGTAAATCCAACGTTACCTTGCGGACCCTGCGCACCTTGCGAACCAGTAAAACCGGTTGTACCCTGTGGACCAACATCGCCTTGAGATCCGGTAAATCCAACGTTACCTTGTGGACCTTGGGCGCCAACAGAACCAGTAAATCCGGTTTGCGGACCAATATCGCCTTGAGAACCGGTGAAGCCCGTAGATCCTCTAGAACCAACAAATCCTGTATCGCCACGACTTCCTGTGAAGCCGGTCGCTCCCTGAGGACCTGTGTCTCCCTGTGATCCTGTAAAACCAATAATACCCTGAGGACCGGTTGGTCCTTCAGATCCTGTAAAGCCGGTATCACCTTTACTGCCGGTAAAACCAACTGATCCGGCAAACCCAGAAGATCCGGTATAACCAATTGGTCCCTGAGGACCGGTTGCTCCAACAGATCCTGTAAATCCAGTGGTTCCCTGCGGTCCAACTGGTCCTTCAGACCCGGTATATCCTAAAGATCCTTGCGGTCCTGGAACTGTAGATGCTGATCCAGTGAAACCAATTGAACCTGTAAAGCCAGTATCGCCCTTCGAACCGGCAAATCCTACACCTTGAGACCCAGTAAATCCAGTTGCGCCCTGAGGACCTGTATCACCTTGAGAACCGGTGAATCCTAGAGATCCTTGTGGACCTTGAGATCCGGCCGATCCAGTAAATCCGGCACCCTGTGAACCGGTGAAACCAAGATCGCCTTTTGATCCTGTGAATCCGGTTGCACCCTGCGGTCCTGTTTGTCCTTGAGATCCGGTGAAACCAATAATACCTTGAGGACCAGCTGTCGTAGATGCCGAACCGGTAAATCCTGAAGTTCCTTGTGGACCTGTATCACCTTGTGATCCAGTAAATCCCGTAAGACCTTGAGGACCTTGGGCACCTGCAGAACCGGTGAAACCTGTGCCCTGTGAACCTGTAAAGCCTAAAGATCCTGTAAAGCCGGTAGATCCAACGAATCCTACTGAACCGGTAAATCCTTGAGAACCATCATAACCTCGTGATCCGGTAAAGCCGGTAGATCCAATGAATCCTACCGAACCGGTAAATCCTTGAGAACCATCATAACCCTGAGAGCCGGTAAAGCCTAAAGATCCAGCTGGGCCTGTAGGACCAGGAGTACCTGCAGATCCGGTGAAACCCGCACCCTGTGACCCAGTAAAACCACGAGATCCCGTAAATCCACGATCATCTGACCAATATACAGCACTTCCGTTGGATACAAGATGATAACCATCTACGCCAACAGAACCATTTGCTACAATGGATTCAACTCTTAGTGTGGAAACGTTCGAGCCGACCTCGAAGATAGCACTGCCATTCGAAGTATGAACTTTTTGGTCTGTGAGGTTAATCGACAGCTCACCGGGATAAATATAACGGGTATTAGCTGTATTGGCTGCTTCTGGCAAACGACCAGATACTGAAGTTCTCTTGTGAACAATGGGTAATGTGTTTGCCATGTGGCCTCTTTGAGTAGATATATATCTGTGTGCATCAACTATTTAGTTGACATTTGCTTCAAATTATTTATAATGGAAACATAATGAAGATAGCTTTTATTGATACGCTCGGTCTTACGTACGACGGATCCACTCTCTCAAAGAGAGGACTAGGAGGATCCGAATCAGCCGTCATTCGCATGGCCGAAGAACTCGCAAAGATTGGATTCGACGTCACGGTCTTCAACGACTGTATGTCAGATGACTCGCGACCAGGGCTTTACAACGCCGTAATCTACACTCCAGTAAATGCTGCTCGTACTCATTTTAATGAGTATGATGTGTGTATTGTTTCACGCTCTATCAAGCCTATTGCAGAAGACTGGTTAGCAGTTAAAAATTCCAAGCATGTCTGTCTCTGGATGCATGATACGTTCTGCGAAGGCGATGATCAGATCGAGTATCTGATTAACCAAGGTAAACTACAAGAGATCTTTACTCTTTCAGACTGGCATACCGGCTACGTCACTCACTGCGACCATGGATTCCGTCGTAACTACGATGTTCTCAAGAATCATATCTTCATGACTCGTAACGGCATTGGAAACATGAATCCAGGTTGGATCGATGTTCGAGAAAAAGATCCGAACCTCTTTGTCTTTAATGCATCTGTTACCAAGGGAATGGTACCACTAGTCAAGCAGATCTGGCCGGAGGTCAAGCGCAGAATTCCAGACGCTAAGTTGACAATCATTGGTGGCTACTATAAGTTCCGTGAAGCGGCAGGACCAGATCAGCAGCAGAAAGACTGGACGGAACTTGCTCTTCAACACGGCAAGGATATTCACTTCACCGGCGTAATTACTCAGCCGGAGATTTCTGATATCCTACGTAAAGCCAGCTATATGATCTATCCAGCCGGATTTCCAGAGACGTTCGGTATCTCTACTCTCGAGGCTCTGGCTCATAACGTTCCACTCATCACCTGCATCTTCGGCGCACTTGAAGAGACGGCTATCGATCTGGCTTCATGGAAGATCAAGTATCCGGTAGAACCTAACTGGGCTCTTCCTTGGCTCAACCAAGAACAACAGGTAAACATCTTTGTTGATAAGGTCGTAGAGGCGTATAATACTCCGTATCTCCACCAGCAGAAGATGTATGCTTGCAATCAGGTCAAGGATATTTGTGGTTGGGATACCGTTGCTCTTCAGTGGAAGCAACATCTCTACAAGAAGCTCGGAGAGTATTTGCCGGTTGACGAGTATCGCCGGGTTCAGAAGATCAATACAAAGGTTCGTAAGGTATTCAACCGTCGATTCTTAAATGCTGAAGAGATGGTAGAACCAAAGAATGATGAAAATACTATTATTGTAGTCACACCTGTCTATAACGCTGAAAAATATATTGAGCGATGCATTCTTTCGGTTGCTCAACAAAATTATTCAAACTATGAGATGTATATCATCGACGATAACTCGACTGATGATACACATAAGATTGCGTGCCAAGTAATCGATAGATTGCCACAAGAGATTCAAGGAAAGTTTATTGTTATTAGCAACGAACAAAATTATGGTGCTGTGGCAAATCAAGTAAAAAATATTGCGAGTCAGTACAGTTCTGATATTATTATGCTTCTTGATGGTGATGATTGGCTTGTTAATGATCCAAGTCTCTTTGATAAGTACAATAACATCTATAATGATGGAGCAGAATTTACCTATGGATCGTGTTGGTCAGTAGTAGATAACATTCCTTTGATTGCTCAAGAATATCCTCCGGAAGTCAAAGCAAATAGAGCTTATCGTAATTATAAGTTTAACTGGAACATGCCATACACTCACCTGCGTACGTTCCGCGCTCATCTTATGAGATATCATCTTACCACTCACGGCGATTCAGCCTTTAAAGATGAGAATGGTAACTGGCTAAAGGCCGGCGGTGATACTGCGGTATTCTATGCGATGATTGAAGCAGCAGAACCAGATAGAGTTGTTTGCATTCCTGATATTGTGTATCATTACAATGATGCAAATCCATTGAATGATTATAAGGTAAATGCAGAAGAGCAGAATAAGACTGCAGCAAAAGTATTGAACAAGAGCCCGTTTATCCCAGGACAGATTGATTTGAGACCGTTATGAAAAAGATCCTAATTGCAATTCCTACCGCTCGTTATATCGAAGCAGACACATTCAAGTCGATCTATAATCTCGAGATTCCAGAAGGATATGAAACGACCTTTCAATACTTCTATGGTTATCGAGTCGATCAGGTTCGTAATCTGATCTGTGACTGGGTCGTTCGTGGATACGATTACCTGTTCTCGGTAGATCATGATATCACGTTTCCTCCTGACACATTGAAGAAGATGCTGGCTCATGATGTGGATCTTGTAGCTGGTGTGTATCGTCAGAGACTCGAGCCGCAGGCAATTGAGATCTACGATTTAAATCAACAGCGTATGACAATCGAACAGATCTATGGTCAACCACTGGTTCCAATCGGTGGTTGTGGATTCGGTTGTGTTCTTGTCAAGAAAGAGGTGATTGCGGGAATTGGTTATCCGCAGTTCGAGTATCATCCAGCCCTCGATCATGGTAACACGATTAGTGAAGACACAGACTTCTGTAAGAAAGCAATGAATAAGGGATTCAAGCTCTGGTGTAATCCTTCGATCCTCTGCGGTCACATTGGTTCAACCACCATGCATGTGCAGGTCCCAGTTGAAAATCCGATTGAGACAAGATTAAGAGAACTGTCTTTACGAGATGACCAACCGAAAGATCATGTCGACTATCTACATGGAATGATGCTTGAAGGTGTAGAGCCCAAAGTAATCTATGATATCGGTGCGTGCGTCATGCACTGGACCAAGGAAGCTCGTAAGATCTGGCCAGACTCAAAGATCGTAATGTTTGATGCTATGAATCATGCAGAGTTCCTCTATAAGGAATCTGGTCTTGATTATTATTGTGACGGCCCAATCGGTGACGAAACACTCTGGGTAAAGTTCTACGAGAATGCTATGGATCCTGCCGGCAACTCTGTGTACAAGGAAGATACGCAGTTCTTTACAGAAGAACATGCTGTTGATAAAAAGATGAGAGCTCTCGATGATATCGTAAAAGAGCGAAATTATCCTTTACCAGATCTAGTAAAGATTGATGTGCAAGGAGCAGAGTTGCTTGTCCTTGCTGGTGCGAAAGAAACTCTAGCAAACTGTAAAGATATCATCATTGAAATGCAACATGTAGAATATAATATTGGAGCCCCGGATGTTGCCGAGGTTACAGAGTATCTTAACATTATTGGATTTGAGTTAGTGACTAGAATCCACGTAGGTAACGTGGATGGAGACTATCATTTCAAAAGAGTTTAAAACTCTCCGCCGTCAATGATTCCAGTGATGTTAGTAGCATCGAGCGGCTTTACTTCATACTTGTTGGTGTTAGCATTAAACACCAGTGTAGATCCACTGCCGACATTTATCTCATCTACGTTTGGTAGATCCTCGATGCTATTGATCTGATATTCACGGAACTGGTTTTTAACAGTAACAGGAGTGCCTGAAGAAAGCACTCCGTTATTGTTTGTAACCTTAGCAACGATCTTTGTTTCAGGATTCGGATTTACTCTTACGTTAAAAGTCATCTTGTCACTCCTGGCGTCACCGTTACAATACCTTCAACAAGTCGGCTCACAGCACCGTTTGGATCTGTGAGTTCGCAGTCGTACATGTATCTACCAGGTGTAATCGTGTTCGTGGTGTTTGCCGTCATCGACAGTGTTACGATACCAAGGTTCGGTGAGATCGAAGTAGTAAAAGAGAAGGCGTTTGAAGAAGTATAATGCTTCCTCATCTGTGCAGCTGCTGAATATTCTGTAAGATCGACAGGATTCTCTTCGTCGTCAGTCACATTGATCGACGTCTGAAAGGTTGTTCCTTGATCGATTACTATATTTGCTTTAATTGCCATCTATATTCTCTGTATTAAGGAGTTGCAATTACATCCATATTTACAGTATTAGTAGCTAACACTTCTTGAGTAATAGCATTTCTAATTTGAGCTGTAAATGATACGCTGCTACCGCCAATGTTGTCAGATAAATTCCATGCGTGTGGTCCGGCCGAGCAAGATAACCATGTTCCAGTTGATGATGAACCAAAATCAAAAGAACCGGCAGTAACATCAACTCTTACTTCGTATTGTCCATTGTTATCAGTATTTAGGTTCCATTGATATTGATCAACCGTATCTCCAGTCAAAGTTGATGTGAAAGCAATATACCCATTTAAAGCTATTACCCACTGGACCGTTGCAAAGTTATTTCCAGTACTATAAAAAACATTGTCATCATTCAAAGTAATATTATCTAGAAAACCTTTCCAAGCACTTCCATTCCAAACCTTAGCATTAGCCGCATTTACCCACGCCGATCCATTCCACACGACAAGGCCGCGGTCATTGACGTCGCCGCTATCCTGATTAATAGCTTTCCATGCTGATCCATTCCAAATATGAAAAGCCATTAGATCTGAATCCAAATATCGCCCTGGTTAGACGCGGTTGGTTGTGTTGAGCTTACAAACACCTGTCCACCGCTTGTGTAACCAGTGGTCACGTGACGAAGAATTGGTGCAGCGGCTGCAGCTGAGGATCCGGTATATCCAATAGGACCTTGCGGTCCGGTAGCACCGGTAGTTCCCTGCGGACCTTGTGGTCCGGTTGGTCCTGTTGGCCCGGCCGGTCCTTGAGCACCTTGAGATCCTGTGAAGCCGGTCGCACCTTGTGCACCCTGCGGTCCTTGCGGGCCGGTC